CCTGTGTTGTCTTCTGCGTTTCGATCAAGCATGTCGATGGTTTGGAAGACAAACGGATTGAGTGACGCTTGCTGCATTGGTGTGACAGCATCAGGTCTTGTTACGTTTACAAGGCCACCTAAGCGTGACGAAATCAGTTCGCGGGGGTTACTCAAGCCACCTTTAACAACCATGTAACGCGGGTTATTGGTAATCATAGAGTGATCGAGGATCGACCTGGTCAGGACTGTCCTGGCGTTCTGGGTGGCTATAAGCTTCTCAGCAAAGTTAGATCCATAGAAGCTATGTGGGACCGGCAGCGGCGCAAAGGTCACAAACGGCAAGCGATTGACCGGCTCGATGTCCAGGAGTGCGTTACCTGCTTTAACAACCCGGTGCATTTTAGCAATACCGGTGCCTTCGACATCTAGTTTAATATAGGCCTCATAGACCATGATGTTACGGATTTGATCCTGGTAGCCATGGTTAGAGTGACCACGGTCTGCGCCAATATCATCGTGACGTGCAAGGATCTCTGGGTCAGTCTCGAGTTCCACATCCTCATGACCGTCACCTATCTCCTGGAGCTTTTCTTCATCATAGCCCATTTCCCGAAGCTCAGTGAGCGTCTTACGTGTGCGGTGGGCAACAAAGTTAATACTATCGATGTCCAGGCTAACTGCCTGGCTTTCGACTAATAGCTCCTCAGGTGGAATAGCTTCAATAACAACTTGACTGGTGTCCCGGGTTACAGCGATTGTTCCGCTGAGCATCCCGAAATCATCTGTCTCACTGTCTTCTAGCTCGATGTTCTCATCCTGGGCCAGGAGCATATCGAGTTCATCTTGTGTGATGTTCTCAAATGTCTCCATGTCGGTTTGTGTGGATTCTTGCCAGAACACTTTGGCTGTACCTACACGTGCAACCAACCCATCGTGAATCACTGACCGAAGAACACCAAAGAAATCATTTTGCCGGAAGACTACATAATCAGTGTACGCGGAGCATACAGCCGCCATTGTTGTATCTTCAGGGCCTTGTGGTGCAAACTTACAGATGCGGTTACCTGCACTGAAGGTTTCAAGTAGCGCAGCCTTCATTGATTCAACCTGGTTGAAACAGTCCTGGCTTACGTACTTGCTATTACCATCATGGGCTGGTTTTGGAAGCGTACCGTTGTAATAGTCCATTACACGCTTACGCTCACGGCTGAGATCGCTATCGTAGTAGCCAATAGATTGACGGATGTTAGTGTCAACTATCGTTACGATATCGCTCTCTTCGAGCTTTTCATAATCTTCGATCTTTGCCATTGATTATACCATTTCTACATATAGTTCTTCGGGGGTCTCGACAGGTTCCCAGGCACCTTCGTGAACGTGGTTTGCCAGGGCTAAGGACATGACACAGTCATCGAAGCATGAAGGCTCAGCTTCCATAGCTCCGCTCTCCGTAACGATGTAAGTCATCATTTCACGGATAGTCGTTTTGTCATTTAGAGTTAACTCGCCCTCACGCATCGCGGCACGAAGTTGGTCAATGACCAGGGGCTTGGTTTTACTTGTTGTTGTGAATCCTAACTTGACGGTCTCACGGTCTGTAATCTTGTCTACCTGGATTTCCTGATAGAACGATGGGTAGGCCATATCTTTACCCAGCCTGGTACATGTTAGGATGCCATGGCTGTTATTTTCTACGATGATGTGGGCGGTGTTGTAGTATTCACCCAAGGCAAATAAGACCTCAGCGAAGTAGTCCGGGTGGACGTGTCCTCGCCATGTAGCGACTTGCCTTTTCTTGCTATCGAGGACCTGGGCGACTGAGTAGTCTCCGTTACGCACACCCATTGCCACATCAGCACCGATAACATACTGGCCTCCTGGATCATGTTTGAGGTAGGTTGTAAGCTCACCTCGAGCATTGTTGATGAACTCATCACCCTCGAGGGCCATGCGTTCTTTCACATCTTTTGCTTCGGTAAGGCATTTCTGAAGTTGCTCTGGATTAAACACCGGACGACCGGTCGTTAGGAAAGCCTCTTCAGGGTAGGCAGGGTACTCCTGGCGAAATAGATCAATGCCGTTCTGTGCAATCTTACGGCGTCTAAACATAAGCTGTTCATCGCTAAGGTTGTATTCTTCAGCTAGATCTTCTTCATCAGGAGTACGCTCGAAGTTCTCAGGGACATCCTCTACGTATGTGGGGTCCACATACCAAGGAATAAACACAGGCACGAAACCATTGGTGCCGTTTACTGCGCCTTCCCATAAGGAATGATAGATACCGGTTACACCGTTTGCCGTACTCTCGACAAATACAGCAGTTTTAGGAGCATTCGGTATTGCTTGCAGCAGACCATTCCAAATGTCTTGAGCCGTGGACTTAGGCCAGAAGGCCTGTTCACTACAGTGTGCGTGGGTGAGGGTCTCACCGCGTCCAACGGAATCACCACCGGCTGTGGCAACGACATAGCTGCTATCAAGTGCATCAAAAGATAATTCCCTTCTTGAGCTGTACTTCGTATGAGGTTTAAGGATCTCAGGGCAATGTTCGTGAAAGCGTTTTGTTAGGTCAAACAACGCCCTGGAGCTATCGGCATGGTGAGTAATAACCATGGCCTTACGTGCCTTTTCTTGTGAAACGGCATAGTAAAGGTAACCGCCAACGTAGGTGCTAAGACCTTGCTGCCGGGCTTTAAGGATGATGATCCTTATCTTACCTTCTGCTTGGAGTTGTTTTTGGACGGCATCGTCCAGGATCTTTTGGGCGGGATTTAGCTTTAGGGGAGCAATCTCGCCTTCTTTGGTTCTTATTGAGAGTGCCGCTTTGGCATAAAAAGGAAAGTCAGTGTAAAGGCGTTTACGAACCGCTTTGAGTTTCGGGTCCATTATCGTCTTCGGTCAGTAAGCTTGCGAGGAAGTCCTCTGCTTTTGCTACAGCCACTTCTGACTTTGCTACTGGCTTTTGCTTGGTGAAGTCCAGGACAAGCCGGGCTGCTGCTAGACGTTCTCTGGTTTCACCAGGGACACGCATAACCTCTACGGCTGTCGTTAGTGCTTCCTTTGCATATTCATCTTCTACGCCATACTTTTCTGACATAATCTTTACTACCTTCTCTGCTTCCTTTTGGATCTTCTCTCTGATCGGTTCTATCTCATGTTTTCGATAGCCGTCTGGTACTCCCCTTGGACGTCCTGGGTTCTTACGTTTCTTTGTAGACCATTGACGCCGTAGCTCCCGACCCTCTGGGGTTTCCATGAGGGTCGAGAAATAGTT